GATCCCGAAGAGAAGCTTCGCAATTCCAAGGCTTATTGGGGAGCCTTCTTAGGAGCAGAAAGATGTCAATAGATGTTGGAACAATCAGCGTTAAAATCGGACTCGATGGAAGCCAGTTCGACAAGGACATGGCGAAGGTTGGTCAGACGATAAAGAACGTAGGCAAGTCCGTAGCGGCGGTAGGCAAGAGTCTGACCATGAAAGTGACGGCTCCAATTGCTGCTATGGCCGCGGTCAGTGTCAAAGCGTTCGGGGACTTCGATGATGCTATGACGAAGAGTTTAGCTATCATGACAGGCGTTACGCCGCAGCTCCGCGAGGAAATGAAAGCTACAGCCCGCACCATGAGCACCGAGACGACGACATCCGCTAAGAAACTAGCTGAGTCCTATTTCTTCTTAGCTTCTGCCGGTTTGGATGCAGAGAAGTCGCTCATGTCGCTGGACGCGGTGAACACGTTCGCTATCGCTGGTACGTTTGATATGGCCATTGCCACAGACCTGCTGACAGATGCTCAATCTGCTTTGGGACTGTCCTCAAAGGATGCCACTGTACATCTCAAGAATATGACTAGAGTGTCTGATGTGCTCACAAAAGCGAACACATTAGCAAATGCCACTGTGCTCCAGTTCTCAAAAGCCCTCACAACGAAGGCGGCAGCCGCCTTACGCGATCTCAATAAGGACATCGAAGAAGGTGTGGCCGTGCTCGCAGCATTCGCTGACCAAGGTAAGAAAGGAGAACGTGCCGGAGAATCACTAATGATGGCTCTTAGGGATCTCCAACGTGCCGCTATCCGAAATGAGGGCGCTTGGAAATCAATGGGTCTTTCCATCTTCGACGCTAATGAGAAAATGCTACCCCTGGCAGATATTATAGGCCAGTTATCGACTCGCTTCGACGGGATGACAGACAAAGGCCAGAAAACCGCCGCTATGTTGCTAGGATTTCAGGAACGCTCATTTAGTGCCTTACAGACCTTGTTTGGTACTAGTGAACAGATCCGGGAGTATGAGAAGGCCCTGCGGAAAGCGGGAGGCACAACACAACGGGTAGCCGACGAGAACATGTCCTCCTTCAACGCACAGATGAAGATCTTCAAGAATCAGATCGTGGACGTAGCAATCGATATCGGGCAAGTGCTCGCCCCAATGATCAAACGACTGACTGATAGAATGAAGGAAGGAATTAAGTGGTGGAAGGATCTTAACCAGGAACACAAGGAATTAATTGTCAAGCTGGCTCTCTTCGCAGCTGCCGCAGGTCCAGTTCTCATCGTCCTAGGCACGTTGATCACGATGGCCGGTGCATTGATAGCTGCCATCGCTACGCTGAAAGTAGCGGCTGCCACTGTCTTTGCGGCTCTTTCAGGTAGTGCAGGCATGGCTGTTCTAGCATTTATTGCGCTCGTCGCGACCATTGCCGCCGTCGTGGTGGCCGTCAAGGTAGCGGTGGATGCCATGTGGGGTCCAGGCTCCTTCGGCCAGGCAATAGCGAATGTATGGAACGCTTTCAAGACTATGGGAAGTAACATAGTAGGGTTTTTCTCCAACTTTCGCCAAAATATGACCGCTTTGTGGAAATGGTGGAAGGAGAACTGGGAGAAAATCATCTTCGCCATTCCGCAGGCGCTCTCGAACGCCGGGGATGACATGGTACACAATATCGTGGTCGTGCAGGCGACTATGTTGCGACTATGGGCGGCGTTCTATGGGTGGTTTACGGCCAAGACGCAAGACGTCTTCTCTATTGATTTCGTCAACAGCGTACTCGCAGCACAAAGGAAGACCCTTGCCATGTTTTTAACGTGGGGTTCGAAGGTGTCCGCCATTGCAGTCGCAGCTTTGTCCGGACCGTTAGGCTGGGCTAAGATTCTGAAGGAATGGAAGGGTATGGGCCTGGACCTTGTCAGCGACTTCAAGGACGGTGCTGGTAAGGGTTTGGCGAAGACAGCGGGGGAGATTCTTAAGGATCAGGTGGGCAAGCTGCAAAACACCGTCGGTGACGCATTCAAAGGCATAGAAGGCCCTAAACTCAACCTTACCCCTTTCTGGGAAGACCCAGGGGGTACGGCAAAGCAGGTAAAGAAGATGACGGACGGGCTGGAGGAAGTCAAGGAGGGAGTAATGGGGTTGTCCCTGGCCTTCGAAAATATGGACGCCGGCATAATGCAAGGCATAGCCATGGCGAAAGCCGCCGCGGACCAGATAAAGCTACAGAAAGTAACGGCCAAAACCATCGAGCGAATGCAAGAATGGGAAGGCGTGTGGGATTCCATTGGAGAGTCCATTGGCAACGCCTTCGAGACGGCTGTGTTCGAGGCACAGAGCGCACGGGACACCATCAAAGCCCTAGTCGAAGACATCTCACGCATTGTCTTCCAGCAAATGGTCACCAATCAAATCGCCAAAGCTATCACAAGTGGTTTGAGCAGCTTCACCGGCACAGCACCCGCTACCACCACTCCAGCTGGTTCCGCTCCTTCCCCAGATAAAAAACTCGCCAATGGCGGGGTTTTCAATAGACCTATATCTTTTGGAATGGGTGGTGGCAAAACAGGACTTATGGCAGAACGAGGCCCCGAAGCTATTGTTCCACTTGAGCGTGATAGCACTGGGAAGCTAGGCCTATCCGGCGGGCAACGCATCACCGTCATCCAAAACATCGAAACACCTGATCCAGGTTCATTCAAACGGTCTGAAAAACAGATCGCTAGAAAGATCCGTGGGTCGATAGGAGGCTAATATGGCATTTCACAATGTACAGTTGCCAACCGATATTAGCGAAGGCGCGGTAGGAGGACCAGGCTACAAGACACAGATTGTGAAGACGGATAGTGGATTTGAACACCGCATATCGAGATGGTCCACTCCATTACATCGCTATGATATTTCCTACGGTATCCGAGACTATCAGCAGTTGTCCGCCATCAAGGATTTCTATATGGCTCGACTTGGTGCCGCCTATTCGTTTAGGTTCAAGGACTGGACAGACTACACGAGCGTATATCCAGGCACGCCCACAACGAACCTGGACCAAGTCTGCGGGAAGATTTCAGCCACACAATACCAGCTCCGCAAGTCCTATGAATCTGGCGGACACACACATTACCGTACAATTACTATGCCAGTGGTAGGTAGCGTGGTTGTCGCAGTTGACAGCGTGTCTTCAAGTCCAGGTATCGACTACACCACAGGGATCATAACATTCGCAACAGATCAAGGCGAGGCCGTAGTCACAGCGGGCTATGAATTTGACACCCAAGTTCGCTTCGCAGAAACGGCGGATGACCAGTTGGCTCTCAGTATAAAAGAAGTTGGCATCAATGGAATAGGCTCCATCGAGCTCATCGAGGTTCTAGACCCCGCCATTGCCGAGGACGGATTCTTCTACGGAGGTAGTGTTGATGCCGCGTTGACAGGGGATTATTCTGTGTCTGTAGGGTTGGGAAGATTGTATAGTTTTACCCTAGACGGGTCGGATAAAAACGTGAACCTGCCCGTCATCAGCGATGTGAATGACTGGTCCGGCGGCGGTCCCTACTTCTATATCAATAATGAAGATTTGTACAATAGCATCCTGATAAAACAAGGGGTGACTACGGTTCTCACTCTAGCACCTACGACGGGCTGTGTAGTATGCCTTTCCATCGACTACACCGGTGATACTTACCAATGGAGGGCCTTCTAAATGATGACCGATGCTATTCTGTATGGAGGGAATATAACCGCCGACGTATCCTCCGCCGACTACCAGATGCAGATCACCGTGCGTCAATATGACATGCTAGGTGGTGACGGCGGTGAGAATGGGCTCCTTTTACCAAGCATCGGTATTCGTGAGGGGATGGAATTTATCATTTTCAACGACGGTGCAAACTACACTCCGATCAAAATAGATGCCGTTGACATGATACACACCCTCGGACCAGGGAACGCCATTATGGTGAAATATAAGTCTGGGGGCTGGAAGGTTATTAATAGATTCGACGCCTATGTTCCCTGGAAGGAGCTTCTGGGGTTGGATTTAGAAAAGCTAGCGAATGTAGACCTGCCCTACGCTTTCTGGCCGTTCTACCCTCCCACGCTCGCCCAACTAGACGAACTAACGAATGTAGATTTACCCAATTATTTTAACTAGGAGAGGTCCTTATGGCTATAGTAACACAACAACAACTGGAAGACGCGGCAGAGGACGCCCTTACTCTGCAAGAGGTAGCGAACGAGCCCGCCAGTGTAAATGGCGACGGTATCATATATTCCAGGCTGGGCTTGCCTATCAAGGTTGTCCAGAAAGTCATTGAGGATGTAGAAACTGCCGTGGCGGGTATGTCCAGCTATAATGACAGAGGGCCCTGGTTAACTTTAACCGGCTATGCAATCAAAGACCTAGTCCAAGAATCAGGGATCACCTATCTTTGCATTGTCGCCCACACATCGGGCACCTTCGCAACTGACCTGGCGGCTGGTAAGTGGGGTATTTTTCAGACGGAAGGACCCGAGAAGCTTTTATCCTCCTATGCAAGCCTCGCCGCCGCAGTTGCGGCCATCGGAGCAACGTCCACCTCCTTGGTCATCGACGTGAACACTACTCTAACGGGCAATCTGACGCTACCCGCCACTATGTCCCGCCGTCACGCGAACAAGGCCGTGATTACCGTGGCGACATACACCCTGACTGACAATAGCACAATCAATGCCGGTGTTGAACAGTTATACGATATATCGGGCGGCGGTTCTGTGGTAGGACCCGCGCAGTCTCCGGCCATCTACCCCCAATGGTTCGGGGCAGTAGGTAACGGCGTTGCAGATGACACCGTACCTATCCAAAGTGCTCTAGACTTCGCGGCGGGGGCAGGCAGAATAGTATTTTTCCCCCCAGGCACATATAATATTTCATCGTATTTAGACCTTCCGAGCGAGACCACAATCGACGGGGCGGGCGACAGTTCTGTGATCTTTATAGCCACCGCTGATATCGCGGGCCTTCAAAGCAAAGACTATGCCACCGTTCAGCCCGTAGAGAACGTAACGATACGAAACATTAAGATAGTCTACGAAGTATTCCTGCCAGCAGACACAGGCAAAAGCCACTGTATAAGATTTAGGCAGGGCACAAACATTGACATATATAATATATTTGTCGACAACTCACCATTGTCAAGTGTCGACTTCTCAGGCTGCAATGATGTACGTGTAAGAGATTCACGATGCGTCGCAAGCTCGCAAGGTTTCGTCGTAGCGACTGGCACTACAGGAATATGTGTCACCGGCAACATCTTGAACCCGAACTCTTCACAACCAGGGTATGAGGATACCTCTGTTTACGGGAAGCGAAGAATCGGGGTAGATGTCGGAGAGTTTTGTTATGATATTGTTGTTAGTAATAATGTGATCCATAATGCTTATTACGGCATATATCTCAGGGACGATTCAGAAAGAGCGACCATCACCGGTAACACGATAAAAAACTGTACTGACGGGATTGCGGTCCTGGTTGAGACATTCGGCGTTTTTTCATACAAAGACATAACAATCACTGGTAACGTTATCGAGCAGGCAAGCCGAACGGGCATGGATTTGAGAACGGTAATAGGCGGGACCGTCACCGGTAACACAATCAGGAATTGCGCCAATAACGGCATTTGGGTGCTATCCAACAATGAGCATGTTGTAATTGCAAACAACTTCGTATCCAATTGCGGGTTCAACGGAATATACATATTCGGTAATACAAATAAGAATATCGTAGTAAACGGAAATACATGCTACCATAACGGCACAGATGCGGCAGGGTATGCAGGGATATATTCAGCCATAGATTCGCAAATATGTAATAATTATTGTTACGACGATAGTTCTGGGCAAACGCAAGACTATGGCATAAAAAGCGATTTAGGGAACTCAACAATAGACGGAAACACATGCTCCAACAATCTTGTAGAGGATATACTAGTGGTGGCCGGATCACCAAGGGGCATAAATAATGAAAACTTAGACTACAAGGCTGTAGGCACATCCAAGGTAGATGTGGGAAAAGCCTGGGATGGGGCGCATCTAAGGATGGGGGTTTATCACCTATGGCTGGATAGTAGCATAAGATTAAGAGTGAAGAATGGAGCACCTGCATCCGACACAGATGGTATAATTATCGGAACACAATCGTAAGGGGTTTATCAATGCTACAATTCACAACCCCAACCAGAGGCCTCCACGCCGGTACATTGTATCGGTGGGCTAATTTGTGGATAATTGAAAGGACGGATGGTTTCATTCTCCGAGGAACTGATCACAACCACAATATCGTATTCCTTGGAGAAATATATGAGACAAGCAACCCCGTATCCCCGTCAGCCGAAGCCCGATCAAGTAACCTGGAAACAACAGAACGCGAAATCCATTCCATTGTCACCGACGATCGTATCACATACGAAGACCTGACCTACGGGAAATATGATGAGGCGAAGATCACCCAATACCTCATCGATTGGAAATATCCGCATGCAGGCGCTTTTATCGAGTCCGTTATGTGGATCGTGGATATGGAATGGAATGACGGAGAATGGAAAGCATCAACGGAAGGAGTCAGCCGCTACCTCAAGCCCAATGTAGGGCGTACCTATACAAGGAATGAGCCCGTAGCGGGACCCTTCGCCGATACCGAAGACGCGCGTGGTGATTTGTCTGTGTGGACCTCAACCAAGTTTATATCCGCCGTGTCAGGACCAGGCGAAGTCTCGGACGGTGTCGTTGAAACGCTGGACGGACGTCAGCGTATTAAGCTGGGAAGTATGTCCGCCGTCGATGAAGGCTACTATATCAACGGCGTCCTGGTAGCGGTAACTGGTGCAAATGCGGGCAGAACATTTGATATTGCTACACACTACACAGACTCACTTAAATTATTCTTAGAAGCGCCTGACTATTTCCAAATAGGAGACCAAGTTCAACTCATTGCCGGGTACTCCGGAAACTTCTCAGAGGCCAAGACGAAATTCCTGAATACAGAAGGCTTCCGTGGCTTCCCTTATATCCCAGGAACAGATAGACTAATGGTGACACCAGATGCAAGATAACACAGACATCATTAATGCAGCATTGGAAACCGTAGGCACCCCATGGCATTGGCAAGGCAGGAAAGTAGGCGTAGGGATGGACTGTATTGGAGTTCTAGTCCACGCGGCGACTTCTTGCGATTGTGTCTGCAATGATTATACGAAATACTCCCACCACATGAAGGGACAGGGTGTCCTTGTGAAACTCATGGCTTCCTTAGACGAAATCCCAGTCGAGGAAGCATGTTATGGTGATGTTCTCGTCTTCCGTGTCAAGTCCGCCCTCCAGCATACGGGCATCTACATATGGGAAAACACCATGGTTCATGCTATGGCGAAAGTTGGTGTCCGCAAGACGCGGATATCGCAGAGCTGGCAGAAGCGACTTTACAAAAAAGCATATAGATTTAGGAGGGAAGAACGATGGCATCAATAGTCCTGGGCACCATCGCCGCTAAGGCTGGGGCTGCTTATTTTGGCGTGGGAACGATAGGGGCTCTCATTGCCGGAGGGATAGGCTCTGCCGCTGGTGCATATATTGATCAGATGTACGTCTACCCAGCGTTCACCGACCAGCCAAATCAATATGGACCCAGACTAGACGCCGTCTCCGTTCAGTCAGCTTCGGAAGGCGCTCCTATACCTTGGGTTCATGGCAGTCAAATAAGGCTTGCCGGAAATATCATCTGGGTGACAGATCCCGATGAAAATGCATACACAGACGGAGGCGATAAGAACGAACCCGAAATCACTACATATGCCTATTCAATAAATGTGGCGGTGGGAATAGCAGAACCACCAACGGGCTTAGGCATGAGCAGAGTGAGCAAGGTGTACGCGAATGGTAAATTGTTTTATGATGCAGACGACGAGGCATTAGGCGCGGATAGATACACTGCCATCACGTTTTACAATGGAGCAGACGACCAAGAACCCTCTTCTCTACAGGAAGCCCACCTAGGAGATGGCGAGGTTCCTGGGTATCGTGGATTAGCTTACATGGAAATCCAGAATTTGGCGTTAAACGATTTTGGGCATGCAATACCACAGTTCAATTTCATACTGGAAGCGGAAACGGGACTGACAGTGGATACTCTTATAGCCCGTTTGCTTACAAGGGCCGGCATGGACTCCAGTCAGTACTCTATCGACGCTGCTGTGAATGATAGTGTGCTTGGCATGGTAATCCCAGGTCCCGTCCCGCTACGAGGGGTTCTTGAAGAGCTTATGATCACCTTCGATATTGGAGTGAGGGAAAGCGAAGGGGCATTGGAGTTCTATAAATTAAGCGCGCAGCAGATAAGGTCCGTGGCATCCCTCCAGCTTCTAGAACGAATGCAAGTCTCCAAGAAAGATCAGATCAACCTGCCAGGGAGCATTTCCGTCAATTATAAGGACACCAGTGCTACATTACTCAAAGGTTCCGTGTCCCAGAATATACAGCAGGCGAGGAACAAGAATCATCAAGAGATCAGCTTGTCGTTGTCCCTCACACCAGATGAGGCCCGCTCCATCGCTGCTCGTCGCCTCTTCCGCCTGTGGACCGAACGTAAAGCAGCGAGCATCACACTCCCACCACGGTTCATCGATGTGCAAGAAGGGGACATACATAGCATTGATTACGAGGGCGTCTATTATAGGATGCGCATAGAGGAAGTCTCCTTTGGTTACAATGGAAATGTGGAAGTAACCTATTCTGTCATGTCGACGATCGAATCAAGTCCACTCACTCCAGCCTACCAGAACATGTCTCTTCCTGGGGACAACTCCAATGTCACCTACCCAAAACCGTACAGCCCGCCAAAGTTCTACTCAACAGTTATCTATATCCCACCCATTACAGCAAAGTCGGAAGAGGTGCTCAATCCGGGAGCGTACATCGCCCAGACACCTTGGGACAGAACGGACCCCGTCAAGGTCGTGGATTACTGGTTCTTGCATCCTGAGCTGGGAGCAATATCGGGCTATGCGTGGAAAGTAGCTTCCATGAGAAAAACCAGTACGATGGGAATATTAGAAACTCCGTTGGATTTGGGTACTGGAAGAACTACGCATATCGCTGAGGATGGAGACTTCGAGGTTACTTTGTGGGGAGGCACCCTACAGTCCACGACAGAATTCAGTGTCTTCCAAGGTAATAATCTCGGGTATCTATTTACACTTTCCGAAGATGGTGTAGCTGAAGGCGAAATCATAGGCTTCACAGATGTGGAACTAGTGTCTGCACATAGGTATAAGATATCTGGTATTATACGTGGACTGAGAGACACGGAACCGCGCACTCATCCCGTCGAAACTTGGTTCGTTCTACTAGACAGGGCCCAACTCCAATTTATCAACTGGGACCCAGCTTGGAACGACTCTAGCAAACTGGTTCAGTTAGCCCCAACCGGGACGGAGTTCCTGCCGGGCGATCCATGGCAAATCTTCTCTACGAAAGTAAGAATGAGGAACCTCGAACCGTTCGCACCTGGCTTAGTAAGCGGTGAGCGTGACGGAATGGAAAACCTGACAATAAGTTGGTTCCGGAGAACAAGACGTGTATGGGCTACACTGAGTCCAGTCCTAGTTCCTATAGACGATGACCCGGAAACCTACGCCGTTGAGATAATGGACGGAGCTACTGTCGTTCGTACTTATGATGTTACTGGAGAAACGATAGTCACATACCCCGCCGCATTACAGATAGCCGATTTTGGAAGTGTTCAAAGTTCAGTAACTGTCCGCGCATACCAAGTGTCCCAAGTCACAGGACGCGGCAAATATAGAGAGGAAACCGTATAATGGCAAATACACCATATTTAGACCTGGCGCTCCTGGTAGAGGGAGCTCAAGGAAATGAATCGTACGTCAACAAAATGATGGTGCAGATGGATGCCGGAGTCCTGCAAGGTATCACCCTTGCTATTTCAAACGACGGCACGCCAACAGACTATAATTCTTATATAGTAGGAGCCAGCCCTACAGGAGAATTCGCTGGAGCAACCCCCAACGATTTCGCCTACTATCAGGGGCAGTGGTTCTACATCACCCCGCGTGAAGGTTGGCGAATGTATGTCCAAGACACTGGAACCGAGTACCAGTGGGACGGCGCGGCGTGGTCTGTGATCACACCACCCAGCGTAGGCGGATCCGATACTCAGGTGCAGTTTAACGATGGTGGTACTTTGGCTGGGAACGCAGCTTTCACCTTCAACAAAACGACAGGTGTTATTACCCATCCCCAAGTTCGCAATGTCTTTGTCGGCGGCGATCTCAAGGCGGTCGTTGAGGGTATCAGCGATTCATCCATAGCAAAGCCCTATGTCGTCAAGGTCCATGCAGGCGTTTATGCGATCGGCGATAATAGCATAGCGGTTCCATCGTATGTCACCGTCCACGCCCTGGGAACGGTAATCTTGGACTACACGGGTAACACCACCAAGACAGCCTTCACGATGGCCACTGGTGCGGTGTTACGTGGGCTCGGAATCCAATCCCACCTTTCCTCCGGTTACTCCATATCAGTGACAGGAACTGGATCCTACGTGATTGACGACGCCAGTTTCGTTAACTGCTCACGATGTGTCGACGTCAACAACGCCGCGGCCTCCGTCACTATGCGCGGCGTAACCTTACTCCCGTTCTCCTCCGCCATGGTCACAGGGATTAAGGTGGGCGCCGGAGATGTATCTATCCGCGACGTCACCGTCGGCGGAACGTTTGCTCTTACGAATGTAGTATGGGCCGATAGCGCGGATGCGAATGTCCATTGGCGCGGCGTTGTAAGTGTGGTAAACAGTAATGTAGCCAATGCCATATACGCATCGAATTCCGCTTCCCTGGAGGCCTCCGAATATGACATCCACGCAGCTACCAGGGGCGTCTACGCCCTTTCCCAAGCTTCGATAACGCTTGGTAATGGTATGCTCGACGCTTGCGATTATGGCATGTATGCAGCTAACGCCTCAACGAGTGTCCAAGGAGTTGGCGTACAGATCAAAGACGCTGTAGTATCTACCCTGTTTGCGGGTGATGGTGTCATAATGACTGGTACGGGTATTGGTACATCGGAGACGATGAACATACACCCAGGTGCCCAGATGTTGATTTCATTCCTCGATACGTTCGCCGGGGACGAGTCGCACGCCATCTTGGGCGAATTGCATGTTGGCACCGCTATGAAGGGTAGCGAGACTTGTATGGGTGAAGGTGACTCCTATACGAATGGGATGCTCGTGTATACATACGATGGGTCAAGCTATGCCGATGTCACGGCAGCAGCCAAGAGTTCGTCTGGAAGCACATTCGCCTTCCCAAATCTCAATGTGAACACCGCCGTGTACTGGGCATCGGCAGTCTCGGATGGCGCCGACTTCGTCAAGCATCATGGACTGAAGTTCGATATTGAGACAGCCCAAGTCGGCGGAGAGATTGTTTTTGAATACTGGAACGGCTCAGCGTGGATAGAGTTTCCCGGAATGTGTACAGGCGGAGCTTCGCCTTACTATCCAGCGGCACGGCAGTATTTTAACACCGCCGGTTCGTGCCAGACCAGGTACAATATCGATGTCCCGAATGATTCCTGGGCAAAGAATGATGATCCTAGCGTAGGCACTTCGTATTATTGGGTTCGTGCGCGTATCGCGTCTACCTTAACCACCGCGCCCGTATTGCAGCAAAGTAAACTCCACTCATCCCGCCGCGAGATTAACAACGACGGCTGGCCCGAGTATTTTGGCAACGCGCGCCCAATAGGAACGTTACCCTGGGACCTCGGCTTGGTGGAAGCTGCCAACGCATCCCCAGCCGACCAGGACGTTTTCATTAGTGATAATCTTGGTGTTGGTCGTAAGGAGAATCTGTTTGCCAACACTGCAACGGACCGGATAGGCTTCACAGATTACCTGCCGCTGGACTTGGATACCAGTTGCCCAGTATTGCTGAGATTTTCGGTTCGGAGCGCTGCCGGTGGCGGTGATATAGATTGGGTAGTGCGCTGGGGATACTCCCAGGACGAAGGTTTGCCCGACGACGACGTCTATCTTACCACCACGGCAGCGCCAACAACGGGCCCCAATGAGCAGAGTGTTGTTAGTAGTGAAGCAGCCCCAACGGCAGTGAACAAACAGAAGACGTACCAGTTCAAATTAGACTTGTCTGATATGGTAGCCCGCCGCGCCGGTGGCTTTGGCGATCTTCTTTGGGTGAGCATCGAGAGAACCTCAGGAGACACCCATGCCGGAGACGTGGCAATGATCAACCTTAAAGCATACTACTATAAATGGTGTGACGGTGGTCACGTAGGATAATCACAAAACCGCCCCAAGCTATAGTTCTTTCTTTCCTTTCCGCTATAGCTTGGGGCGTATTCTTTTCTACTTGCTTAATTCTTCTACGTCAATAACCTTCCCAATCTCCAACTCCTTCAAGTTCGTTACCATTACAACCTGCACCCCCAGGTCTCTGCAAAGTGCATCCAGCAACTCAGGTATCTTCTCCAAGTAGCTCTTCCTCTCAGATACGTTTTTGAAAGGCTCATCAAGTATTAGAACCTTGCGGACAGCAGGTTTAGACAAAGCGATACAAGCAAGCCGCAGTGTGAAAGCCGCTACATCTACAACTCCACCACCGGAAGCTGTCAGAGGGTCCAGTTCCAATCCGTCCCTCTCAAACTTGAAACGGGCTTCGGTACGTCCACGCTTCTTCTCGAAGTGTATTTGGAAGGTGTAGGGTTCATCAAAAACAGTCTGGAGTCCGCGTGTAACGACGGCAGCTATTTGGTGGTGGGCTTTCTGTTGGATATCTTGTGCAACTTCCTGTATAAGCACTCGGGCCTTTTCAGCGTCCTCTAGCTTCTGCCTGGCTTGCTTTAACGTTACACCCTCATCCTTGTATTGTCCGAGGAGACGGGCGTAGGAATCACGCTTGTCGTTGATCTTATCACGTATAGTGGATAAAGTCACTTCTCCAACCTGGGAAGCCACTTCTCCTCGAAGTCCTCAAAAGCCGTTTCGAATGCTTCCTTTGCTTTAGTCTCCTGCCGTTCAATTTTAGTGAGAAGTTTCTTCGCGGCGGGTATACTATCCACCTCAAAGTCTTCCTCCAGGTTACGGAGAGCTTCATCCCTTGCGCCTTTGGAGCGGGAGATTTCGCTGTTCAAACTGTCTACACGTTGTTTTAATTTCTGGATGTCTTTTACTTCAGCCATCGTCTTTCCTCTTTTCATATCTTTTTTAATATCCCTGACGGATACATAAATCCTAGAATGGAATGTCGTCCACATCGTCGTCATCTATGGACAGGAGACTCGAATAAGAAACACACACTTTTCCATTGCGGAAAGGTTGACGCTCTTTCTTTTTGAACAGCTCATTTACTTTATAAAAAATGGAACCCCGCAGTTTACTATCTTTCGGACCCTCGTGCGGCATCAGAGCGTTCTGAGTCAACCCACGTAAATAATCGGCTTCCTGCTTTGTTAGCTGTACATTCTTAGGCATATTAGATATCTCGCTCTAGGGCTTCCAATATAAGACGCCGAACTCTGTGAGGGATCATTTTGTCCTTCATCGCTAGCTCGATGGCGTCCACGAAATCGAATGTCTTATGTTGCAAGTCCTCCAAGCCCATAAGGAAGTCCTGTAGATCATTCACACGAAGCATTTTTCTAAGACCTTCCTCCTCTTCCTGAAGTGTAGTGAAACGTTCATGCCCTACTTTCAACTTGTGCGAGATAATCTGTCCACTTGCACACAGAAGACCGACCTGTGGTAGATAGTCCTTTTCGTCGGACTTCCTCCTCATAAATCCACCGCAGTTCATGACTTCAATGCCATTCACTTTTGTGATAAAGCCTTTGTGGTTATCTCCAAATGCTACAGCATGCCATCCTTTGATCTTGTCGCGGTACTTGGAAGCTTCTGCATCCTCGGGAGCAGTATGGTAACAATGAGCATCTGTCCAAAAGTAATCATGGCACAAAGCAACGTGAAGCTTCTTTGACTTACCTTCGAAAGGTTCGATCTTGGTATCCCAGGGAAAACCATGCAGGACGATGTCGTTCTCAATGACAAGTGGATTTGTTTGCTCCACATGATGCACTCTACCGCACAGAACCATCGTCCAATACGCGGAACGTTTTATCAAGTCGATGTTGTGCAATGGTAAGTCATGCTGTCCAGGTATCGCATACATCTCGGGCAGGTAGTTAATCGCGAAGTTGATCAACTCGGGGGATGCTCTCCAATGATCGAACAAATCTCCAGCACAAAGAATAGGCGCGTTGAAATGGACTGCCGCCTGTTGTAGTTGCTGAAGGGAACTTCGCATAGCCTCAAACCAAGAATCCTCTTTACGTCTTGCCCTCGGTGCTTTTTGGCTAAGGTGTATATCGGATACGAGAATCGCTATGACTTTATCTCGCTCCCGCATAGTGGGCATTCTGTTCCAAGCATCTCTTCCAGCTGGTCTTTTAGGCTTTCTTTTAAGTTTTCTTTTTGGCATATTTCTTCGTCTCCTTGTTCTAGCCTTTCAATATAATCATGTAGTTCGTCCGCTTGTGCTCCAAATTTCTCAGCTTTGGAAGCCAGCTGGACGAGTTCCGCAGTAGATGGAGCAACGGGCATGTCTGCCTTAATAGTCAATTCTTCAATAAAATCGATGACATTGCGCAGCTTACTACGCTTTTTCCACAGTGTATGCCAAGCAACCCCAGCATCTGCCGCCATCTTAGCTGCTTCGTATGCTCCTGTCTTCCTTTTAATACGATCTTCGTGTTGGATTACGGCATCCAATAAACCAACAAGAGCGTCCTTGTCTTCTGCTACGCTTTTCCAATGTTCTTTTAGTTGCTCAACCTCCGCGAACTCCGCGTCAGCTTGTTTGATATACTGTAGCTCCTGCCCGCGCGTCTTGAGGCCATCTCTACGCTCCTTGGAAAGCTCCACTTCCACCTTCGTCTTCCTTACTATGGCGTCTATAGCGGATAGGGTGGTGTCTATTTTGCTGAGGTCTACAATACGATTTAGCTGACGCGAGACTTCTCCTGCCGTTTCTGAGAACCAGAAGGGAGCGTCATGTTGCCCCTGGAAATTGAGTGGAGATACATTGAGCACTTCCTGGATGTCTATAGGAACATCCTGCCCGAAAGCTTTGTACTCCTGCCCGTCCAGGTCGTACAGGTTGACGGACTTGCCACGCTCCCTGTGAATTAAATGTTCATCCACTTCTAGATCTACTATAGTTTTCTTAGAACCATTACGTATGAATTCGCACCCCATTGGGTCCAATTGCATCACCCACTTTAAAGCACGAAGGACCGCCGACTTTCCTGAGTCCGACGATCCAACGATAGTGGTGATGTGGGGATCGAATTCAACTGTCAGATCTTTGTGTTTCTGAAAGTTTTGAATTCGTAGAAGTTTCATAGACTGGAACTCTTTTCCCATTCGCGGTACGCCTGTTCGATAAGCTGCTTCTCCTGCGGACAGGCTTTGATATCGATTGCAAGGCATCTCTGCATGCATTCGTCGACGCTTTGTTTTGTTTGGATAGCTTTGGCGCACTCCTTCTTAAAGTGCGTAACATAATTGTCCATACGTTTCTGGGCTTTCTCTTTTCTTTCTGCTCTACTCATTGGATTCTCCTTTGATGTGATACCAGGATGGAAATTCTGGTAGTGTTTCGTCTGTTACTTTGAATTCTCCATCTCTGTCGTTGACAGCCGCAAGCATATAGAAAAAGTTCTGGACATAATGTATAGTCTCCGGCCATCTTGGATGATAATCATGTCCAGCGAAAACTCCTCCAGGTTTTACCTTGTTATACCATTGGCTGAGCGTTTCTCCTTCTTCCTGTCCCGTGTGGGCATAACCATCGATGTACAGAAAGTCGATTGAGTTGTCAGGGAACAATTCCAAGGCGTCGTAAAAATACGCTTTAATGATGATGGAACGACGTCCAAACTCATCCAAGTTCCTCGCTGCAGCTGCCATTTCTTCTGACGTGTGCTGCCTGTCTCCTGCCCACCTGTCAATCGAATAGAGTTTCTTGACAGGTGTATGTTCCAGGATAGCATGCGAATACATACCGCAGGCAACTCCAAGCTCTACAGCGATCGAGTCATCACCGAGGAACTGTCTTGCAAGCATAGTTCTATTCATCATTCTCTTCCTTACGAGCGCACTTGGCGCACAGCCACCCAAGCTCGTCCTTTCTCCAGCCGAACTTTCTCATGCGGATCGGTGCGAAGGGCTCCAGTGACGCCACGCCGCAACCTGTGCAGTTGACGTGATCTTGGCCAGGGGCTGGTTTTTGTTCCTCAGCCGCCTGTGGAGCACTCCTCCGTTCTTCCATTTCGATAGCCCGCGAAATAGCATCACGTGACTCGACAAGATCCTGCATCTTATCGCCCTTGCCACGGAGACCAGCACACAACAGTTTCTTTATTGCGTGATCAATAGGACCAGCTTCTACCTCGAAGGCGTCCACAACACAGTAGACATCCACTCTGGTATCAGGGTCATCCTTGAAACGCCCTTGGATGGTGCGGATGTACTTGTTTCCGCTGTGATCTTTGATGCTAGTCATTTTAAGAATCCTCCCTCATCTGTCTCTGCCCAGTCTGCTAAGTCTTCAACAATAACGTGGCAGTTAACGTTGAACCATTGCATGATCGCATTCGCAATGATACGGATTTGTGGATGAGCCGCCTTGGCCGTACGAAGCTTTAGGAAGTGCCTCCACTCCCGAAAGTTTGCCGTCATCACGATCTCAGTCTTGAGGCAAGTGGGAAGAACAGAACGCGCAATCTGAGGCGCCACGTCCAAGCGGAGAAGCTTCTTGTATGCCGCCTCTGCTTCTGTGCATAGCTTGTGCCAGGCTTGTGCCTCAGCGATGTCCATGTCCGGCGGTGGAACAAAGACAACACCCTTCTTCCCATAGTTACAATACCGGGTGGA